GACTGGTAAATATTTATTTACCTGAAGTAAGCAGGTACGTTTTTTCAGGCAAAAAAAAAGGGCAGTAGCATTTCTGCTACTGCCCTAATTTTGCACTGCTTGTTTATGGAACCTGTTACCAGTGTTGTTCCCATCGCAACTAGACTGTGACTAACCGTCTTCCAGCCTTCCCTGTCGAATTTGTCAGTAGGGGAATCTTGGTATGACCTACTCTCATCGCATTTTAGCCATCGACTGGCCGCGTTGGGCTAACCGCCAACGCTCGGTTTCAAGATACGAAAATCAGTAACCGCGTATCCCCATCTGCTGCTGAGAACTTTACCGCTATGCTCTTTGCACTTAGCGTCCCAAATCCACTGAGGGATGGTTCCGTCCTTCTCATCATAGATTTTCTTTCCAGCACGAGTCACGAGAGGAAAGAAGAGACGAACCTTTTTCTTGAGCGACCCTGATCGTCCGTTCTGCAGCGGAACACTGTCGGACAGAGTCCAATCGAATGCAACTGATCTTTCACCTATCCAGTCTGGATCGGTTCCGACAAAGATGCGCATATCCTGTTTCGCCTTCCAAGCTTTCTTTTCTGCCTCAAGCTCATTCTTTCTTTCGTCAGTGCAATCACTGGCAAAGTCAAGATTTTTAAGACCTATGAAAACAGGACTCGTTTCGCCCTCAGCAAAAGCAACCGCAAAGAATCCGAACTTCCCATCCTTGATCGAGCGCACTTCAACTTCTTTGCCCTTCTCAATTTTGGATTTGATTCGGTCAGTAGATACGACTGCATTGAATGGGCAGCTTTGAGATTTTTCAACTGACATTTTTCACCTCCCTTTCCTTAGATTTTAATAGTTCAATTCTATCTCTTAGTAATTTAATCTCACGTTGATAGGCTTTCTTCTTTTCTTCGATAGCGTTCAGTTTTTCAATAACATTATCAGCACTAGCAGTGCCGAGTTCCAAAAGATGGCCTATTATTTCCTCAACTGCGCCTACATCATCAAAATCATAGAGTAGGTTATGGTTCGCCATTTTTAAGAAAGTCTCATCTACTAGCGCATCTATTTTTAACAATTCATCCATTTTTCACCTCCCTTTCCTTTAACGAAAGATCATCTTTCATTTTCTTTCGAGTACCCTTGGACGCTGCACGTTTTAATTTCCTCGTGCCTAATCGTCCGTAAGTACCAGAAATACGCCGGCCTAACTTTTTTTCACTACTCATATTTCACCTCCGACTATTTCATTTCAATCAAGATTGGCGATAAAGCCAATCCACCCCTGTTTCGTCCTTTTGGACTCATTCAGCCAGACTTTCAGTCTGAGACAGTGGTTTTTGGAAATTCGGAAGCCCACATTTGCGCTTAGACGCGATAAAAGGGAGTGACCCTTGTCGTGATATCACCGAAAACAGCCCCTCTCAGATCGCCTCTAATTTTGCCGCCCTCTGCAGGCCGCGCTATAAAAGGGATGAAAGACACCCGATGAATGACACTCGATGAAAGACACTCGATGGCTTTCTTTCCGTGAGATTCTAGGATCAAAAAAAAACGAAATAAAAAAAACAAGATGAATTGTTATTTCACAAAACGAATTGTTATTTCATCTCGGTCCAAAATAATATTTTACCAGTCAAAACTTTTGTCTGTTTCGATCTTTCGATCTCATCAGGTGGAACACACATTCCACGACAGATTATCCCCGCCCAGAGGGCGCGACTTTTGTCGCGCCCTCTTTCTCTCTCTCACCTACCAACGCAAGTCTATCGGATCAATGTAGACGATCTCTCCGAAGGGAAGCTCCTCAGACCAGCAACTCTCAGAAGTCACTGCCCAGATTACGGGTACGTCTGGCTCCACATCCTCATCAACTTCTCCCTCGCCGTCAGTGAAGTAGATGATCGCAACTACGTCATCCACTTCGCCTTCGGACCAATCGTTGAACAGGTTGAACGGGGGGGTGAAGGATGTACCACCACCACCTCGCCTAACCATTTTCAAGTCCTCTTGATCGAGGTCAAAAACGTCCCACCACTCGCCGTCACTGTTTTTCTTAACGCTGGTATCGCAGTAGCAGATTCTGACCCGCTCAATCCCGCATTCCTCCAGAAGAATCTGAAGCTCTGCAGAAAAGACATCTAGCTCACGCTGTGAAACAGAACCTGACGTATCAACCATCACCGCAACTTCGCCGCCATTAGGCGATTTAAGCCGCGATGGAAGATAAGTCCCAGACCATGCAAATCGGCGGTTTGGCCGCGACCAAGTCGTATCGTCCGAAAGTGAATCCATGAGTTTATCCTTCATCAATTCCTTCCAGTTGATTTCGCCTTGGTGCTTCGGGTTATCCGCTGCCGCTGTGGTCCAATTGCCAGTGTCACTTCCAGCTGGCAAGGTTGCTTCGAGTTTTTCCGCAAGGGTTTTAGCCCGTTGGAATTCACCTCGAAGCTCTTCCATCTCGTTGCTATCAAGCTTGGTCCCATCATCATGCCTTGGCGCAACAACACCTCCAGCCAGCTCGGGCAAATCAGAATATTTATCAGTCTGATTTTCTTTGCCATCGCCTTCGCCTTCGGAACCTGAGTCGGAGTCTGAATCTTCTTCATCTGCGCATGGATCACAGCGACCCCAGTTTCCACCGTTGTCGATTTCAGTCCCGCAGTTATTGCAAGTTTCTTCGGACTCTTCGCCTTCGCCTTCGCCTTCGGATTCGCCTTCGGACTCTTCGCCTTCGGAGCCGTCTTCGCCGTCTTCTGAACGGGTCCACATGGTCTCTTCTTCGCCGTCATCGTCCTTAGTTAATTCCTCGACAATTTCCTTAAGCTTCTCAGGGTTGTTGTCCAGATCGCGGCATATAGCTTCGACCGCCCATCCCCGATACTCAGGCAGCAACAGACCGCCCTTAGGCATTGTCAAGCCGCATTCATAAACGAGAAAAGAATTGATCGAAAGGTCTGCAGCTATATTAAAGAGCTTCAGATTCCACGATCCAATTCGGAGCGGATGTTCAAAGTAATCATGTCCAACTTCATGCGTCACAACAAAATCCAATTCATCCTCAGTCCGACTGAGAACGTATTCTGGATTATAGAAAAAGTGAATCATGTCGGTTGCACAAGTGCCACTCTCTAACATCACAGGTTTGAGGTTCAATAATATCTTCGACAAGCTCATGTGATCGCGCATGACGCGAAGGTTAGAGCGTTTCAAAGCTATCATTGCTTGCTCATTCATCGTTTCAATATTCATTGTTTCACCTCCAAGTGATATGAATATATTTGCTGTTTCGATCTTTCGATCTCATCAGTTGGAATACACATTCCAATACAGCGGGGGGAACAAAATCGTTCCCCCCTTCACCTTACTTAAACGCCTTGCCCAAGAAGCTGTCTTTCAGATTGTCCACTGACTTGTCGAGACTCTCGGAGAGAGTGTCCCTTTTCGCCTTCGACTCTGCAGTGTCTTCCCTGTATGACTCCAAATCGCTTCCAATTGTTGAGAAAGTTTTCACCAATTTCTGGTGAGCTTTCTTGATGTCTGAATTTCCACCAAGAATGTCCTCGTTAATTGTCGGCAATTTGGACAGCGTATCTCGCAAATTGTCAAAGCTTGCATCCTTGAAGAACGACTTCTGTTTATTCTTCGGATCATACTCAACCAACTTGGTAGCGAGATGGCTAACCTCGGACAGTAAGCTCTCGACAGTATCCTTCGCAGCATTTTCCACGCTTTGTCGAATACGTCTTTCAGCGTCCGCTTCGATTCGCTCGCGAAGCTCTTTGCTGAGATTGAGTCGAATGTCCACCTCACCTTCTTTCTTACCTGTTGGAACTCCTCCAACTTCAAGGTGGTAGTAGAACTTATCCTCAACCTCAGACTGCGATGGGTAGTCTTGCCGTTTCCAGAGACCTCCCAAAGCTTTCTTCGAAGCTTCAACCCTCTTCGGGTAATCCTTAATGAATTCCTCTTTTAGCGAATCAAACTCGCGTTTGGATTCTTGGAATTTATCAAGCAAGCCCTGCAATTCCTTGTTGGGACAAATGCGCCATCCGACAACCTGAGTTTTATTCGAAGTGTTTTCGGCTGGCGTATTGTCATGCCAAGGTAAGGTGACCTCAAGGTATCCCCCGTTATCGTTCCGAAAACGATTCACGATGGACCGAAAGGGCGCAGAGCATGGAGTTCCTAGCAGATGTTTGTTGCTTTGCAGAGACTTTTCATTTGCATTGAACTCTTTCGCGAGTGCTTTCCGCGCTTCCCTGTCAACCTTAACGCCCGAAAAATTCTTCGCGGTAAGCCTAACAAGAGTAGCGTTTTCAGCTAAGGTACTTTTGGTTTTCTTAACCATGTTTCACCTCCAAGTGATCATGTTTAACCAATTATAAATTGATGCACAAAGTGCATCCCCAAACGCGCAACCTCCCGTGCGCGTTTCGCCTGCCCTCACCGAATAAATATTTACTGGTAAATAATTATTTGGAATTGGAATTCCTGCAGGTCTCATCAGTGGTTTTAAATTTCAAAAGCCTGATTGGCGATTTTGAAATCGGAATAAATAGAAGTCTCAGCAAGGTCAGGACGCTGACCAATTACCTGACGCATGAAGAAGAACGCAAACTCATCACTTGGCATCCTTTGAATGTACGCGAGTGCGTTTTCAAAGTAGCCAGTCACTTCGCCTGCTTCGGCTTCTTTCATTGTGTGGACCAACGCTATGCAAGTGGCGTAGTGCATTTTGTTGTCGTCAGGAATTTGGACGTTCCCGCCGTCCTTCATAATCTCCGACAGATTGGGAATGTCGTTTTGAAGCTTAACGAATGTTGCAAAATCAATCGCCGCTGCATCACCAATAGATTGTGACGTAGTGCGCTGCAAGTCGTCCTCGTTCTTAACAACTTCTGGTGCGACAATTAATATGTCGCTAAGGCGCACCCAACTTCTTGAACTCGGTTGCTGTCCCGCAATCTTCGGATCGAAGACGTTCAAGTTTTCGGGTTGGTAAGATATGTAACCCGTAATTAACGGGGAAACATAATTCTTCGCTGCCCAGATCAACCATTCCTTTGTGCTGGCTTCGAACTCAATAAGCTGAACCCTACTGACCACATGGGTTGGAACCTTGTTGCTACCAGCACGGTCTGTACTCCGATTTCCAGCACACACTATTCGCCAACCTGACGGGAAAATATAGGACCCAAGCCTACGCTCATGGAGCAATTGTCCAATGATGCTTTGCAACGAAGCATGAGCTTGTGCAAATTCATCCAAGAACAAAACGCCTTCACCAGACTGTGGAAGATTCTCAAGAAATGCTCGTTGCTGAATTCCAATATCTGGGTTGTCCTTGCGGAACATGATGTGCGGCAAGCCGCCAAAATCTACCGCTTCATACAAGCCCAGTCGCACCGACACATAGCCGAATGAACCCTTTGGGGGTGCAACAGCTAGCGGGAGGGATTCCTTGTCAGTAACGAGCTTCCGATCACCGCGAAGTATGTTCACACACACATCTACGATGGCCGACTTCCCGATACCAACTTGTCCCTCCAGATACGGCACATGGTTGGCCTTCAAACAATTGAGAATATCTTGCACTGCTTTTGTTGGATTTGTTTTCACGATTACCTCCAAGTAAATGAAATCAAAAGCTAAAAAAACGTAACCCAAAATGGGTTACACCAAGACGATTCAACCTTGAACAGGAAAAACTTGTTATACGCAACAAGTTTAATTACGAATCGTTTCGCTAGATTTTCGCTAGCTCTTCAGTTGGTTTACAAATTATGCAAAACGATTTTTGAGAAGTTTTGCCACCGCTACCCAATGTCTGGGTTCCGCGAGTGAATCAATTTCATCGTGAATCGAAATTGCACTTACAGACTCCACCAACGACATCCACTTACCTTTATTTTTAGCCTGCCGCTCAGCGCGAATGCGACACTGTTTCTTGTGTGCGCGAATCGTCTTTCGGTAGTTGGTTTGTCGGTACTTTTCTTTCAATGCTTTAGCAGTCATTTTATTCACCTCCAAGTGAATTGGTTTCGATTTAAAACAAAATATTTACTAGTCAATATTTTGTTCTGGCTATCATCTTCAGGAGCTAGTCGCCACACTAGCTCGACCCTTGGAGGAAGGTCCCAACGTAGTCCGATTGTCTTCGCCGCTATTTTTATTCTGGCCTGATGAATTCAGATTCGACAGCGTTGGGAATTTCTTGTTGACGTTGCATCAAAAAACTTATCCCGTCCTGCTTTCCCCGAGGGTACTCCTAGCAAGACTAACCGCCTGCACTGAACCCAACCAAAAGACAAGGCTTCCTTGTTGGATTTTCTGGCGGTCTTGGTTCACTTGGTGAACCTCTCCGCTCTACCCGCTACCTCTTAACTCCTGATGGAGTTCCAGCGATTTGACTTGCGGACATTTCGAACCGTGTCATCGCGACAGTGTTGAAACAACCGCAGGCCCTCGGGGACTGGTTTCATGATATGAGGGTTGATCCAATCAAACTTGCTGCATATCACTTCTACTAAGAATTTTAGATCAGTCAAACATCATTCGCAACATCAACTGCACACGATAGCTAAGTGCAAGCGTAGCTTTGGTTAGTGGCACGAGATAATATTTTACTGAGCCAAAAACAATCTCAGGTTGCGCAGGAATTATGGTCAAAAAACCGAAAGCAAAATTGGAAGTTGTCCCGCAGATTGATCTCACGTTAACGCAAAAGCAACGTGCATTTGTTGACGCAGTTTCGCGCGGCAAGTTGGGTAGTCACAAGGCGGCGTACGCAGAGGCGTACAGCGTTAGGCTGAACAAGAATGGTTCGATACCAAAGTGGGTAGAAGTCGAAGCCAGCAAGCTGCTAGCGACTCCTAAGATTGCACTAAGCTTGCAACGTGCATTGCAGAGGAAAGAGCACGAGTCGGTAGCATCCGCACTCAGGATCAGGAATCACGTTATCTCACGGCTCTACACAGAGAGCACCGAAGCAGAGTCGGACGCATCACGAGTACGCGCACTCGAACTTCTCGGCAAGCTTGATCATGTGTCACTGTTCAGCGACAAGGTGGAGGTGCGCGAAGAGTCGAGGTCACCTGAGGAAATCGAGTCTGAGCTACACCAGCGGCTGTCTGAGCTACTGGCCTGACATGACCTTCACTGGACTCACACACAGACGCGCCACGCCTGTGCGCGCCCTGAGTGCGCCTGAGCGGGTGAGTGGCCGATCCAAGGAAGAATAATGAGTTGAGAAAATCCTTATAAATCAGTAACTTAGAACCCGACTGAGAAAGGAAAAAACCCTTGACAATCAATAACTTACAGATTCCATCCCGTAGTTCCCGCGCCCGACAGACACCCACCCCCCACGGAAGAAAAAAGGTGTAGCGACCGACTGTATTTACATAGTGATCTGCTCATCCATAGCCCACTTTTCATACCCCACCGGTACTATATTACTGAAATCACAGCCTTTTTTGCCCATACCACCCCTTGTTTTCACTATTTTTACCCGAATTACGCCATACCCGGCCGGTATTTTTTGGTATTTGCGCAGACAATGGCCCAGTTATTTGAGTTTCGTGTGAAGATGTGGTCAGATGCTAAAATCTTGAGCTACTTACGCCCCGTAAGTAGCTTCTACTAAATAGTACTTAGTAAGAGGTATTAGCTATGAATGATTAATACAATGGTATTTAGTAAGGCAACTATCTAGGAAGAGATTCTATACAGAAAGAAGTTCTTACTAAGTTATATCTTATTATGGGGAGGAGCAGGCCGGATGTTTTGGATCACAGTAATAGTTCACCTTAAAGGAAAGCCTGTTTCCTCTTCTTCTT